TCTTAAAGATATTTGCCAGGAATTGCACCTGAACATTCTTCATAGAAAAGAAAAACCCATGTTCATGGATGTTTATGAAGTTGAGTGCACTCCTGAGGAATACAATAAGATTATGCTCGGCCTTGCAGAAAAAGAGCTGCTTAAATGATATTGTATGACTATCAGATAGAAGCCATCCAAAAAATGAAAAATGGCTGCATTCTCTGCGGAGGAGTAGGAAGCGGTAAGTCGATTACGTCGCTCGCTTACTACTTTCTCCTCTGCGGAGGAAAGATATTTGACGGAACATTTCGTCCTATGACAAATCCGATGGATCTCTACATCATAACAACTGCTATGAAGCGGGACACTCACGAATGGGAAATTGAACTCGGAAGACTTAACATGTCTGTCGATCCTAAACTCAATTACTATAAGAACAATGTAGTTATTGACAGCTGGAACAATATTAAAAAATACCAGGAAGTGAAGGGAGCCTTCTTTATATTTGATGAGCAGAGACTTGTCGGATCCGGTGCTTGGGTAAAAGCCTTCTACAAAATAGCTAAAGCTAATAAATGGATATTACTCAGTGCCACGCCAGGAGACAAATGGTCTGACTATATACCAGTTTTCGTTGCGAATGGCTTCTATAAGAATCGTACAGAGTTTCTTAACACCCATGCTGTATACAATAGATATTCTAAATACCCTCAAATAGACAAGTATCTGTATGAGGGTATTTTAATGCGGCACAAGAATGATATTCTGGTCAATATGAATTTCAAACGAAATACCGTTGGGCATCACATCAATATAGCCTGTGAATACGATTTGAAAAAGTATCGTGATATTTTAAAGAATCGATGGAATTCATGGACTAATGAGCCAATTAAAAATGCCACGGAGTTTTGTTACTGCCTAAGAAGAGTATCTAACGAGGATGAAAGCAGAATAGTCAAGTGTCTGGAGATTTCGGAGTCACATCCGAAACTTATCATCTTCTATAACTTTGACTACGAGCTTGATATTCTAAAAAGTGCTGCATGGATTCAAGGAACTGAAGTAAAAGAATGGAATGGCCATAAGCACGATCCTCTTCCGAAAGGAACAAGATGGATATATCTCGTTCAGTATACTTCTGGGTCAGAAGGGTGGAACTGCATTTCAACAGATGCAATGATATTCTATTCACAGAACTATAGCTATAGGGCAACTGTTCAAGCTTCTGGAAGAATAGATAGAGCAAACACTCCCTATGAGGATCTGTATTATTACCATTTATATTCTAAATCAAGCATCGATCTGGCGATAAGGAGGGCGCTAGATAAGAAAAAAGAATTCAATGAAAGGGGATTCACAGGAGGATCATGGCAGTAAAACGCATGACGATCAAAAAAGCTCTTAATGATAGAAAGAAGGAGCTTCAAATGATCAATGATGATATTTCTGAAGCAAGTTCTGTGCACATTTCAACGATTATTAATGCCTTTGCTGTTAGCAACAAGCAAGACATTCGCTTTAGGACGCTTCTTGATATTCTTAGTGCGCTGCATCTCAAGCTATTTATTGTAAGCAACGACGGAAAATTCATTCGTGAAATCATTAAGGAGGATTAACAAATGGAAGGAACACTGCAAGAAAGAGTATTGGCTTTTGATCCGAAAACATACGCTATGTCTGAGGATGAGTTCTTGAAAAAACCAATTTCGCCAAGAATGCACAAGATTGAGGTTGGAAAGATATTTAAACTAATAATTGCGATGAGCGAAAAAGGAGCTACCGAAGAAGAACTCGAAAGGGCTGTTAAGCATTCAATGGTCGTCATAGATTCACAAAAGCATTTTCTTGACTATAAAAAGTCTGAAAAAGATTTTGGCATTAAAGAACTGCAAGAAAAATACCAGCCTGAAATTTATGTATTTAGAAAGAAGGCTAAAGAGAATGAGAATTGATATTGATACAAATAGACATAGTGGAGGAGGCATCGGAACACTTAGTGTGATTCAGATTGTTTTGATTGTTCTCAAACTTTGTAAGCTAATCAATTGGTCATGGATATTTGTGCTTATGCCAACATGGGTCGGTCTTGGGCTTGTGGTAGTCCTGGTGATCCTGTATTTAGTGCTAAAATGCATAGCACATGACCATTGATATTCTGGCCACTTTTGAAAAAATTTGTGGCCATTTGCCCACTTTTTTGTGGGTTTTTTAAGTTTTGCGATTTTCAAAAATAGCGAAAAATGTCATTTTGCCCACTTTTTGTGGCCAATTGGCCACTTTTAAAAACAAAAGTGGCCACGAGAAAACCCAGTATTTATGCGGGTTTGAGGGGTGTCGTGGCCAAAAACCCACTTTTTTTCCTATATTTATTTAAAAAAAAAAAAATAATAAATAGTTTTTGGTTAAAAAAAGTGGGCAAGTGGGCAGAAGGCATTTTTCTGCTATTTTTGAAGATTCGCTATTGATATTTCGCCCGCAAAAAAAACAGCCTCTATTATGGAGGGATAAGAGAATGAGCCGTTTTATAAGGCACATTCTTTCTTTTTTGCCATGCTGGAGAAAACATTTCAATCTGATCTAATCAATGATATTAAAAAACTTTTTCCTGGGTGCATCGTTTTAAAAAACGATTCTTCATATCAACAGGGCATTCCTGATTTAACTATTTTTTACAAAGACAAATGGGCGACTTTGGAATGCAAAAAAAGTAAAGGGTCATCGGTTAGACCGAATCAGGAATACTACGTTAATCAGATGAACGATATGTCGTTCTCTAGATTTATATTTCCTGAAAACAAAGAGGAGGTACTTAATGATCTTCGAAAGACGTTCGGATCTTGAGGGCAAACATGCAATCTTAAGCCCGTCCCAATGTGGCTGGCTAAAGAACTGCAGCGAGGAAGCGATTTATAATCGTGTTAAGTCCTATTATGCTGCACAGATTGGGACAATTATACACGATCTGGCCAGAGAGTTAATCGATAAGCGGATTAAGATTAATAAGCACGACAAAAAGCTTGCCCTTTTAAGATTATTAGAAAAGGACATCCCAAGAGCAGTAATTGATATTGACAGTTGGTACGATGCTTTTATGACATTTGTTAATGATGCCATTGCTCTTGACATGTCCCCAGAAGTTCAATTGATATTCTCTCCTACAGCATTCGGAACATCGGATGCTGTTTCTTTTGATGGAGATTTGCTCAGAATTCACGATCTTAAAACAGGTGCTGTTGATGGAAAGATGGACCAGCTATTGATCTATGCTGCCTATTTCTGCCTTCATTACAAGATTAAGCCTCGTGATATTTCTGTAGAGCTTCGAATCTATCAAAAAGACAATGTTGTAACAATGAATCCGACAGCCGAAGAGCTAGAAGAGGTCATGGATATTTGCGTTAAGTGCAACAAACTAATAACTAGCTTTCTGAGCTAAAGGAGGACTTATGAATCCTGTTGTTAAGGAAATTCAGGAGATCCTCGCTGGTCCTCCTATGGTAGAAGACTCAATTGATATTCAAGAGAATACTGATGAGTTGTACCAATATGGAGTAAAGCGAAGATCTGGTAGATATCCTTGGGGTTCTGGAGACAACCCATATCAAAGATCTGAAGATTTTTTGGCAAGAGTTGAAAAGCTCGAAAAGCAAGGGATGAGCGAATCCGAAATTTGTAAAGAATTAGGAGTATCATCTGGCGATTATCGAGTGATGAAATCCCATGCTAAAAACGAGCGACGAAAACTTGAAGCTGCCAGAGCAAAATCTTTGAGAGAAGACGGTCTTAGCTACGAAGAGATCGCCGAAAAGATGGGATATTCTAGTGATTCAAGCATTCGTAATCTTCTTGACGAGAGCATTGCTAAAAGAAAAAATCAGGGAGAAGAAACTGCTAGAATCCTTGCCGAAGAGATTAAAGAGAAAGGAATGCTCGATGTTGGCAAGGGAGTAGAGCTTGAACTTGGAGTATCTGAAACAAAGCTTAAAGAAGCTCTATTGATATTACAGATGGACGGCTATGAAGTCCGAGGTATTCAGGTAGAGCAGCCAACTAATACAGCTCAGAAAACGACCTATACTGTTTTAACTCCTCCGGGTGTTGAATACAAATACATTTATGACAACATTGATAAAATCAAATCTGTTGCCGATTACCATTCTGATGACAATGGTGAAACTTTTAGAAAGCTTCAATACCCAGAAAGTATTAGTTCTAAAAGAATTGATATTTGTTATGCAGGTGAGGGAGGAGAACAGAAAGATGGTTTGATCGAAATCAGGCCGGGCTGTGAAGATCTTGATCTTGGTAATAGTCATTTTGCTCAGGTTCGAATTCTTGTAGATGGCACTCATTATTTAAAAGGCATGGCCGTTTACAATAATGAGCTTCCTGAGGGAGTTGATATTCGTTTTAACACTAGCAAGGGCAAGGGCACGCCTATGATGGATGAGAATCCTAAAAACAGTCAGGTTCTCAAACCAATTAAAGACGATGACCCGAATAATCCTTTTGGTGCAGCAATTAAAGCTGACGGTCAAAGCGAATATATCGGAAAGGACGGTAAAAAGCACCTTTCGGCTATTAATAAGATCAAAGAGGAAGGTGACTGGGAAAGTCAGCAAAAGAGACTTTCATCTCAGTTCTTGTCGAAGCAGCCTCTTCAATTGATAAATAAGCAGCTTGATCTTACTTATGCCGATTATGCAGATCAGTATCAAGAGATAATGGATCTTACAAATCCCACGATTAAGAGAAAGATGCTTCTTGATATGGCTGGAAGATGCGATTCAGCAGCAGAACACCTTCAGGCAGCTGCTCTTCCGAGACAGCGAAACCAGGTTCTCATTCCTGTTCCAGAAATGAAAGACAATGAGGTGTATGCTCCGAACTTTCGCGATGGCGAGCAAGTTGCTTTGATCAGGCATCCTCATGCAGGAACATTCGAAATCCCGATCTGTACGGTTAACAACAATAATCCGTATGCTAAAAAGATATTTAAACCGGAGGACGGAACCGTTCTTGATGGCATTGGAATCAATGCAAATGTCGCTCAACGACTTTCGGGAGCAGATTTTGATGGAGATTCAGTCATTGTTATTCCTACGAATGACAGAGTTCGAATCAAATCAACTCATCCTTTGGCAGCTCTTCAGGGATTCGATCCTAAAGAAGAATATGCTATTCCGGATGGAGACACAAAAACTAAACGAATGTCTAAAAAGCAGACAAGTCATGAAATGGGCATTGTGTCTAACCTGATTACGGATATGACTCTTAAGGGAGCAACCGAAGAAGAGCTTGCTAGAGCAGTAAAGCATTCGATGGTTGTTATTGATGCTGAAAAGCACGGTCTTGATTATAAACGATCCGAGCGAGAAAACGGTATCAAGGAACTTAAAGAGAAATATCAGGATGGTGGTGGAGCATCAACATTGATATCCAAGGCTCGGGCAGATGCTAGAGTAAATGAGACTCAAGGATCTGGTAGAATTGATCCCGAAACTGGAAAATGGATATTTAAAGAAACTGGAAGAACATATATCGGAAAAGATGGAAAAGTTCATA